GAACCCGATATCAAAATCAGTTGCAGTGGCCGTCGTCAGCCTATCGCAACGACTTGTCTGATTGCCGTGGTCTACTTCAGATAGCTGCGTCCACCCAGTCAACGGTCCGATGTTGCCAATATTGCCGTTTCCGGAAACGCCGACCATTGCGGCCCAAGAACTGCGACCGCCGAGTGATACCGTTTCCTGGGGGTTAGCCACGCCGCCGGAAGCAAGCTGCGCGAAAAACACCGAATCGACCACTTCGGTGTCTGTGTCTGCTGTGACAGTGAAGCACTCTGCGCGCGACCACCCACCCCCAGACACAGAGACTGTTTGACTCCCGCTCGGGATGCCGGAGCCTAAGAAATATGCGTAGCACCTGCCGCCATCGAGAGCGCTCGAATCGCCGATTGCTGCCGTGCCAACTCTCGTCAGCGAAACGCCCCCGTAGGTAACTCCTGTCAGCGCGTCTGCCGGTTCAGCCCCGGTTGAGGTCATTCTGGTCAACACCAGAACGCCGCGCGGCACGCCCACCGGTGTGTGCGTGAATGACGCAGTCGTCTGATTTACTGTGTTCGCATCAAACGCGACGGTCACGCCAGCCCCTTACAGTGCGGCGATCAGCGTATCGACCTGCGAGACCAGCCCGGCAAGTTGCGGCTTAGTCAGCGACCGCCACACGATGGTGCCGCCGCTGATTTGTTGCAACAACAAATAGCCGCCGCCATCCTTCGGGATGTTCGTGACCATCCAGGCGAGCAGCGTGTCGCACGCTGCGATGACAGCGTTCGTCTCGGCGACGAAATCCAACGCCGTGTTGTCGTACATCAGCCGCGCATAGGCGTTCAGGCCGACTGTGGATTTCTCCGCGTTGAGAATGTCGCGCGCTGACTTGACGCCCTGCATGCAGTTGAGCACGACGTCGGCTGTTGTCCCCGCGTCAAACAGGGCGCGCTGCGCTTGCAGGCCGCTCTTTAAAGAGCGAGCCTTGTCGAGAATCGTAGCGAAACTGTGACTCGCGTTGAGGGCTGCGCTATTGAGGTCCATGATTGCCTTTCAGAGTGGTGCGTGATCTGTGTCGTCGGGCCGCAGCGCCTCGGCATCGTCGGCCAGTCTGGTCAGCGCTGCGGCAATTTCCAGCAGCGTGCGCTGATAGAGGCGCTTCAAGTCCCGCTGCCGCTCGTAGTCGGCCATCGGCACATAGGCGCCGCCGTCCTCTCCGACAATGACGATGGGGTCTGTCATGGACCATCAGGCCCCCGCCTGCACCGTGATGTTCGTGCTGGCCGCCTGCAGCGTGTACGTGCCCGCGTTCGTGAACGGCGTGCTCGTCAGCGCCGTGTAGCCGCGCCAGCCAGCCACCGTGGCGCCGGCAGGCACGTCGAACACGATGTCGGCGTTCGGACTGCGGACACCGGCTGCACCGCTCCAGGTGACCGTCTTGCGGGCGTAGCTGCCGCCGCTCAGCTCGACTCCGCTGCCGTTGACGAGACCGATGTGGGTAATAAGGCCAACGCCATAGGCGGCCAGGGCGGTGTGGAAGTTTGCGTCCATGATGTGGTCCTGTGTAAGTTGATGGTTGCGTTTAGAACGGCGGCGCGCCTCGAATGAACTGCACGGCCCCCGCAACGGCGGCGATCAGCACGCCCAGAGCCACGAGCATGCCGCTGGTGCCCCTGATCACGCCGCCGAACACTCGGGCCGCAGTCCGCCCGTCGCGGATCTGCTGAAGGGTTTCTCCGCTGTCGGTCACGGCTTTCAGAATGCTGGCCTGGCCCAATGAAAAGTCGTCCATGCGGCGTTCGATGGCCGTGGCTCGCTTGTCGGTGGCGTGCATGTGGGCTTCGACGGTTGACGCCAGCGTTGTGACGGCGCGGTTGCTGGTGGCCAGCTCTGTGTCCATGCGTTGGGCTCTGACGGTCAGGTCAGCGATCTGGTGCGTGACGGTGCGCGCATGCGTCAGCAAGGCGTCGATCTGCCGCTGCAGCATGTCGTGGTGCCTGTCGCTCAGCGGTGCGCGCGGCGAGTCGTGCATGGCCAGGTGCTGCAGGTCGTCGTCGCTGTTCATGCGGTTCTTCGTTGGGTTTCAGATTTCGATGAGGGCGGCGATGGCCGCATCCCTGGCAGCCAGCACGGCCGCTTCGTCAGCCGCAACCTGCACCGCGGCCTTGCCGCTGATGCGCTGGGCCTCGATGGCCGGGCTGAGCGTGTCCTCCCACAGCGTGGCGATCTCCACCACGTTGGCGGCCAGCTCTGCGGCGGTGACGCCCAACGCCGCGGCTTCGGCCACGATGTACGGGCCGGGTGTGGGCAGCGGGTCTGCTTGCGGGTCGGCAGCCACGGCCGCAAGGTAGGCCGCGGCTTGCTCACGCTTGCGTGCATACACAGCCTGCTGGCCCGGAACGTCGGTGATGTGGCGCAGGCGGGCCTGGCCGGCTGCTTCGTCGATGTCGCGGTGGGCTTGCCATTTCATGCCGCCCAGCGTTTGCATGCGGCTCATAGCTCGACCACCGTTTCAAGCGTGAACTGCCCCGAGCTGACGACGGCTTCAGTCGATCGCAGCCGGATCGTGTAGCTGAACACCCGCAGCCGCTCGGAGTAGGAATCTTCCGTGGTCGTCAATGTGAACGACCTGGTGGCATTGATCTGCAGCCACGACGACACAGCTTCGCCGCTCAGACCGCCGGAAAGCCCGCTGCTCGAGATCAAGTCGGCGCGCACATCGTAGGCGTCGCCAACGGTCGATCCGTTCGGCAGATACCAATCGCCAACCTTTGCCGAACTGCCGTTGACGGTGCGCCACAGTGTGCCGTCGCGCCGGAACTGGAACGTGGAGACCGCATTCGTCGGCGACAGCCCGAAGGCGAAGACGAAGAAGTTGCCCGGCGCCGCCACGGGCCCCGCCGCCGGCGTCGCGCGCTTGCTCTTCGTCACCGGGATCACGATGCCGATGTCGGCGTAGCCAGAGCGCGTGCCGGTGATGGTGACGATGCCGCTTTCCAGCGCCGTGTCCACCGCAGTGATGGTGACGGACGCGCCGCCGATGCTCGTGGTGATGCCGCTGGTGCTGGTGCGCGACCAGGTCCAGTTGCTGGTGTCGACGGCTCCACCCAGCTTTGCGTAGGCGGTGATGGTGACAGGCAGGGCCGACGAGTCGACCAGGCCGGTGCTGTCGGCGGTCAGCACCACGGCGGCCTGGTCCGTGCCGGCTGACACGGCCGCAGGTCCTTCGGGCCCGTCTGCTCCGTCCACGCCCTGCACCTGCACGGCCGCTTGCCAGGTCCAGTTCAGGCCCACGGCGGCGCGTTCGCCAAAGCTGCTCCACAGCGGGTCGGCGCCGGGCGGCACGCTCGCCACGGTGCTGTACCAACCCGCCGGCACACCGGCAGACGGCGCGGGCGTGGATGGCTGGCTGGCTGCTCGGATGAAGACAACGTCCACCGCCTGGCCGTCCGCAAAAGCCAGCGCCACCGAGCCCCAGCTGAGCCCCACGCTGGCGCCGGGCGTGGCCGTGAAGGCCAGGCCGCGCGACACGTACACCGGATCGGTGCCGTCAGGCACGCCAACGCTCCAGCCAGGTGGCGGCGTCAGGATCTGCGAGCTGAAGTCGAACGCGCCGCCGCTGGGCGTGGGCGGTTCGCTGCTGCTGCGGATGTAGGCGTTCAGCTCGGCCACACTGGAGCCGGCGGCGCCGTTGACGCCGCTCACGCCTTGCGGGCCCTGGGGGCCATCTTCACCGTCCACGCCTTGCACGCGCACGGCACCCTGCCACACCCAGTTGCCCGCTGGCGAACTGCGCTCACCGAAGCTGCTCCACAGTGGGTCAGTGCCCGCCGGCACGCTGTCCACGGCGCTGTACCAGCCCGCGGGCACACCGGCAGACGGCGCAGGCGTAGCAGGCGTTCCGGCGCTGCGCAGGAAGACCACGTCCACCGCCTGGCCGTCGCTGAAAGCCAGCGCCGAGCTGCCCCATACCGGAGTCACGGTGCTGCCCGGCGTGCCGGTGCTGGCCAGGCCACGCGCCACGTACACCGGGTCGGTGCCGTCAGGCACGCCAACGCTCCAGCCCGCCGGCGGCGTCAGCACCTGGCTGGCGAAGTTGAAGCTGCCGCCAGTTGGGTCGGGCGGCTCACTGGTGCTGCGGATGTAGGCGTTGATCTCGGCCACGCTGGTGCCGGCCACGCCGTTGACGCCGGCGGGGCCCTGGGGGCCGTCGTCACCGTCCACGCCGTCCTGCACCAGGTCGGCATCGAGCACCACCACAGACGCCTGCACCGCGGACGCGCTGGCGTTGCCCAGCACGTCGTAATGGCGGGCCCACAGGGTGTAGGTGCCCGTGGCCGACACCACCTGCTGGAAGCCGTTGGCTGCCCCACGGAACGGCGGCACGGGTGAAACCACGTTCCAGTCGGCATCGGTGGGCCGCAGCTCGGTGGCGGCATAGCCCGGGTCGGTGGCCGGCGTCCACACCCAGCTAATGCGGCCCTTGCTCACCGTGCCGGCAAAGCCCGCCACGTTGGCCACCGGCCCGCCGCCGGCCACGCGCGTGGTGTCGGGAATGCTCGGCGCGGTCTGCACCTCTTCGCTGTACGCGACCGGGTCGTGCTCGGTCACGGCCAGCACCCAGCGGCCGTGGGCGGGCATTTCCACGTCGGTCACGCGCATGGGCTTGGCGCTCAGCCCGATGGGGTGGGTGACGGTGATGATGTCGCCCACCTCGTGCCCAATGCCGGCGTCGAACACCTGCAGCGGGAAGCTCAGGTCGCCCAGGTTCAGCTTGTTGAGCCGCTCCACGGCTTCGCGGTAGGCCTGGCTGTACCGCTGCACGCCTGGCAGGGCCACGGTGCTCAGCCGCCAGGGCAGCGTGGTGCCGGCGCCGGGCATGCTGGCCGTGGCGCTGGCGGTGCGCCAGGGCACCTGGCTGGTGTCGGTGTAGGTGATTTCGACCGCCGTTGGCACGTTGCCCAGGTCGCGCAGGCGCAGCGAGTCCAGCGCCGCGATCTGCCCCATCGCGTGGGCGTAGCTGGCCACCGGTGCGGCGTCGGCGTCGGGCAGCAGCCGCACGCCGGCGCCGGTGGGCACCAGCCAGCAGCCGGCGTAGGCGCGCAGGGTCTCGGCCACGGCCTGCACGTTCACACCGTCGCGCAGCAGCGTCACGCCCAGCACGCGGCGCTTCTCCGCGGGCGAGCCCACCAGCGCGTCGTTGGCGTTCGCCGCGGCCGGCACGCTGGACCACAGCACGGGTTCGCCGGCGCCGTACAGCGTGCTGGCGTGCCAGTCGGCCAGGGCCAGGCTCGGGTTGTCGCTCCACTCCCAGGTGGTGGGGTCGGCCAGCAGGTGCGAGCCGCTGCCGCCGGCGGTGCTGTCCTTGCGCGGGTCGTACACCTTGCGGCCGTACAGCCGGGCGCTGAAGTTCAGCTGCCCGTCGAAGCTGCGCGTGGGCATGGCCACCACGCTGAAGGCGTAGCCGGCCAGGGTGTCGGTGTAGGTGATGCCCTGGGCAGCGAACGCGGCCACCAGCGTGGCGTCTGGCGTGGTCTGGCTGCCGGTGTAGCTGGTGACGGTGGCGCCGGCCGGCATGGCCCCGTCGTTCAGGCGCAGCTCGTCCACCTGGTGCAGGGCGTGGCCCCACAGGCACACCACCAGCAGCGTGTTGGCGTCGCCGGCCGCGGGCAGCACGTTGAGGATCAGCGCCGGCTGCCGGTCGACCCCGTAGGTGAGCGGCACCAGGCTGCGCGCGCCGGCCGCGGCCAGCCCGCGAGGGGCGGCCACGGTGTTCAGCGCGCCGGCCGGCGGAATCGTCAGGCCGCTGGTCATGAGGCTGCTCACGGCCACGCCTAGACCTCCTGCAGTCGCACGCGCACCTCGACGCGGTTCACGCGCGGCACGTACCGGGGCGGCGCCACGAAGCGCACGGTGTATCTGGCACCGTCACCCGGCCAGCGGTAGGTGACGTCCAGGTTCTTGTTCGCCTGGTAGAAGGCCTCGAAGCTGGTGGCATCGGTCGACGTGAGCACATGGCCCACGTCGAAGGTGGCCTTGTCGTCGGGCCACAGACGGCGCAGCTTCAGCGTGCCGTTGCTGGCGCGCTCGGGCTCGATGCCGCTCTCTGTGACGGCCCGGCTGTCGGCCAGGGTGAAGTGGGCGGGGTAGTTGGCCATGGTCAGCCGCGGCGCTCAAGGCGCATGTCAATGCCGTTGATGCGCAGCACGGTGTCGGCCGGCAGCAGGTGCGTGAAGCCGGCCGCCGGCGTGACGCGCGTGCGCGGGCTCTGCACGAACTCCGTGCGGTGCCGCAGCGCAATGCGCACGTCGCGCGGCCCCACCTCGGCCGAGGCACCCACCGCTTCGCCCAGCCACACGGCATCGGCCAGATCGGCAATGGCGCCGAAGTCGAAGCCGTAGATGACGATGCGCTTGTCCTGCACGCCTTCGGTGAGCACCAGCGTGCCGATCTCGTCGTCGGTGTTGTCCAGCACCAGCATGCCGCTCACGCGCAGGGCCTGCACCAGCAGGTTGTCCACGCGCACGTCGCGCTGGTTCCAGGTGTAGCCGTTCCAAAACACAGTGCCGTGCGAAGACCAGCGCCGCACCGTGGCGAAGTGCGCCTCCACCAGCAGGCCGGGCTGCTGCACTGGGCCTGCCATGGCCGCGCCCAGGGCGCCGGAAAGCGTCTTCATGGGATGCCCACCTCGTAGGCGTTGCGCTCCCACACGCCCACGATCGCCTGCTGCGCCAACTCGATCAGCTTGCCGATCGACTCGTTCACCCCGCGCACCTCAGCACTGACGCCGTTGATGGCGTTCACCTGCGCCTCCTGCGGCTGCGAGAACAGGTCGGCCAGCTGCCCGGTGGCCGGCGCGAAGGCCGCGGCGCCGGAAAGCGTGCCGCCGGTCTCGGCCAGGAAGTCGGCCACCTGGGCGAAGTCGCCGGCAATGGCCAGCAGCTGCGCCAGGCGTTCGCGGCCGGCGGTGGTGCTGATGTCGGTGCTTTCCACGATGCCGCGGAACTGGTCGCGCGAATTCACGTCACCCGTGATGCCGGCCGCGGCGAGCACGGTCTGAATCTCGCGCGCCTTCAGCCCGGCGATTTCCTCGCGCGAGTAATACTGCTGCACGAAGCCAAGCGCCTGCTGGCTGAAAGATTCCACCCCGCCGGCGAGCTGAATCAATTGTTCGCGGGCGTCTATGCTCAGCCCGCCGACGCGGGCGAACACGCCGCCCAGTTCATTGATGCCGCGCGTGAAGATCTGCAGTGCGGTCACGCGCTCGGCCACCTGGCTGAGCGTTTCGCCGGTGCGGGCCAGCGGCGCCAGTTGCGCGGCAAAGCGGCCCAGCAGCCCTTCCTGGAAGTCCACCACGGCCTGCGCCACGGCGGCCTGGGCCTGTTCCTCGCTCAGGCCCTGCAGGCTGAGCTTGACGCTCTTGGTGTAGCCCGCCAGCGCATCGGCCGGCAGGCCAAGGATTTCGGCGTAGGCCTTGGCCTGGGCAAAGGCGGCCTGGCCGCCGGCGTCGAGCACGGCTTCCAGGTCGGCGTCGAGCGCGCTGTAGCGCGTCTTGTCGCTGCGCAGGAAGCCGCCCTTGTAGAACTGGAACTGGCTGCCGCTGAAGTCGCCAGCGGCGAAATTGCCCTCGATGCCGGTGTCCTTCAGCTTGCGGCCGAACAGCGCGTTCGCCGCGCCGCCGATCGCGCCACCGATGGCCGCGCCGATGGGGCCGCCGATGATGGCCCCTGCGATGGCCCCGGCGTTCACCACGCCGTTGCCGCTGCCGCTGATGGCGTAGCCGTTGCTGATGGTGCGCCCGGCCAGCACGCCGATGCCCAGCCCGCCGGCGTAGGCCCCCAGCGCGCCGGCGCCGAAGCTCAGCCCGGTGCCGACCTGGCCGCCGGCGATGAGGTTGCCAGAAGCCGTAAGCGCGCCGCCCAGGTTGCCGGCCATGGCCGCCTGCACCCCGGCGTTGAAGATGCTCCCGGCCGCGCCGCCCAGCAGACCGGCCACTTGGCCGATCTGCCCCACGCCACCGCCACCGTTGGCGCCAGCCGCCGAAGCCGCCGCGCCGGTGAACCCGAGCGCGCCGCTGATCGCCAGCGAGATGGGCCGCACCGCGGTTTCGATGATGGGCTTGAGCACCAGCGTGCGGAAGTAGTCGCGCAGCAGCTCGCCGGCATTCTTGCCGCCCTGGAAGATGGCGTCCGACAGACTCTGCCCCACCTGGTCGGCGCTGCGCTCCCATTCGCGGGCAGCTTCCTGTGCGGCTTTTGCGTTGGCGTCGCGCACCTCGGCCGATGCGGTGGACGCGGCCAGCGCGCGGCGCAGGCGGATCTCTTCGCGCACCTGCTCGGCCAGGCGCTGGTAACGGGCCTGCTCTTCGCCGTCGAGCACGGCCTGCGCGGCCAGCTGGTCATAGGTGACGGCCAGGCGCTCGCGTTCGAGCAGCTCCAGCTCCAGGCGCACCTTCTTGCCGGCGTTCAGCTCCACGATTTCCAGCCGCAGCTGCTGCAGCGTCTTGGCGCCGGTGGCCAGGTTGTCGTCCAGCCCGGCCAGGTAGCGGCTGTAGGCCTCTTCGGCGCTCTTCACCGCGCGCGCCTGCGCTGTGGCGGCCTCGGCCAGGTCTTTGGCGTTCTGGCGCACGATCGGCTGCCGCTGCACCAGCTCGCGCACCAGCTCGCCGTAGCGCTCTTCGGTCAGCACGCCCTGCTGCCGAGCGGCGTCCAGTGACTTCAGGTCCTGCGCGTAGCTGGCGGTCACGCCCGACAGTTCGGCCACCAGTCGGGTCTGCGCCTCCAGCCGGCGTTCCTGTTCACGCGAGGCGGCGTCGTCGGCCTTGCCGGCCTTGGCGCCGTAGGTGTCCTTGACGATGGCGCGGATGCGGGTGGCGATCTGCTCTTCGTCCAGGCCAGCGGCGCGGCCCAGCTCGCGCGTGCGTGCGATTTCCTGCGCGAACCTGGCCTGCTGGTCCAGGTACTTCGCGCCCTCCTTGGCGAAGGTGATCGCGGCCTGCTCCTGTCGCGCCCGGTTGCCGGCGGCCTCTGCGGCACGCTGAGACAGGCGCACCTGTTCCTGCAGCACGTCGCGCTGGGCTACGGCGTCGGTTTCCAGGCCGCCGAAGAAGCGCCCGAGCAGACCGCCGCCGTCGCTGCCCTGCATGCGCCGGTAGCCGTCGATCGCCGAATTCAGGCCCTGGATCTGCTGCTGCAGCGTGTCGGCCCGGCCGATGTCGAGCACGGCGTCGCCGGCCGCCTTGGTGGCGTCCTTGATGCCGATCCACACGCGTTCCAGCAGGCCCAGCCGGTCCACGAGCTGCGGCACCCGCTCTTCGATCGTGGCGGCATAGGCTTCCTGCGCCACCCGCGCGGCCTCCACGGTCTTGCCCTGGCTCTCCAGCACGCGGATCTGCTCGGCCGTGGCAGCCGTGAGAAAGCGCGTGCTCTCGGTGAGCTTCAGGCTAGCGGCCAGCGGCTCCTTGGCCAGGGCGCTGAAGGCCTTGGCGGTCTCTTCGGCCGCCGGGCCGCCGGCGCGCTCCAGCTCGATGGCGGCGCGGGCGAAGCGCTCCAGGTTCTGCGCGCCCACGTCGCCGGCCGAGGCTAGCTGCGTCAGCACCTCGGCGGCCTTGCTCTGCGTCACCGGGCCGGTGGCGTCTATGGCGCTGGCCAGGTCGGCCAGCTTGTCGGCCGTGGTGCCTACGGCGTTTCCGCTGAGCACCAGCGCCTGGGTGTAGGCCTGCGCCTCTTTCGAGCCCAGCGCAAAGCCCACGGCCACGGTGCCGGCCAGCGCGGCCAGCACGGTGAACGGGTTGATGAGCCCCAGCACGTAGCCGCCCAGCGCCTGCGCCGCAGCACCGGCGCCGCCGAACATGTCCTTGAGCTGGCCGCCCTGCTGCAGGAACACCTGCAGCGGCGCCTGGCCGCCCTGCAGGCTGGTGATGATGTCGGTGAACTGCGCCGGCACGCCGCGCAGGGCCGCGGCCGTCTGCGCGGCCGAGACGCCCATCTTTCCAAGCGAGCCCGTGGCGGCCAGCTGAGCTGCTTCGGCAGCGCGCAGGTTGGCGATGTACGGGTTCAGGACATCGGTGTTCAGCCCGCGCTGCTTTGCGATGGTCTGGAAGTAGTCCGCCGTGCCGCGCCCGCCGGCCCGTGCCGCGGCCTCGGCGCGCTGCAGGCTCCCCACCATGCGTCGGGTTTCGGCCTCCACCGCCGCGGCGCCACGCTTGGCACCGTCTCCAACGTCGTCGAGCCCTTCGCCGGCCTTGCGCCCTGCGGCCACCACGTCGGTGGCCATGTCGCGCGTGACCTTCTTGACCTCTTCGGCACCCACGCGGACGCCGGTGGCGTCCATGGTGGGCTTGATGATGACCGGGCGGTCGTCGCTGCTCATTTGGGCCTGTTCTCGCTCATGGCCTGCAAGGCGCCGGCTTCGAGCACGCGCACGTCGTCGAAGAGTGCCTGCCAGGTTTCGTCGTCAAGCCGCATGCGCTCCATGCGCATGAAGAGCGCGGTGTAGTCCAGCGCGTAGTGGCCGCCGAAGCCGGCGCGCCATTGCCCGGACATCTGCACGAAGAGCTGCCACGCGGGCCAGTTCTCGGGCCAGACATAAATGGCGTCGTCGTAGTCGTCATCGGCAAATCCGAAGGCCTCGAAGACTTCTTCTTCTTGCAGGTAAGAAGCCCGCGCGGCCTGCGTCAGTTTCCCAGGCGGCCTTCAGTGAGCGCCGCGCGGTACTGCTCGATGATGGCCATGGCCGCCCCGGGCAGTTCGTCGCAGAGCTGCACCAGGTTCGCCCGGTTGAATTCTTCGTCGAGGTTCCAGCCCTCGGCGATGGCCAGGATGTAGTCGGCGTTGGTGTCGCGCGTGGCCTCCAGCGCCTGGCGCAGGCTGAAGGCCACGGCCTGGTCGGTCTGGTCCGCCGGGGCCGGGGTGCCGGCCGCGCTGATAAGGTTGTCCACGAAGCCGCCGAACTCGCTGCGCGTGCGGTAGCGGTACAGCATCTGCACGCTGGCCGTGCCGCCTTCGGGCATGGGCACGGTGATGCTGTGCGTGAAGGTCTTCGGGCGCGCGCCCAACTTGATCTTGGCCATGGTGTGGCTTTCTTGGCGGGGGTTGAGTAATGCTCAATGCCCGTGCCGAGCCGGCGCTCCCCCGCCAAGGGGAGACACCAGCCCGGTCGGTGCACTGAATGGGCCGTCAGGATGCGTAGCGCACCAGACGGCCGTTGGCGTTGACGGCGCAGACCACGCGGTTGATCTGGCCGTCCTGGAACTGCACGGCTTCGTTCAGCGCCACCGTGCACGGCACGTAGATCACCGCGCCGTTGCGCGTGTTGATGCGCAGCGAGGTGTCGCTCTGCACGTCGGTCAGGGTGCGCAGGGCGGTGTAGCCGGCGGTGCCGATGCTGTCGGCGTCCAGCTCCAGCGACATCTGCTGCGCCGCGAATCCGTCGTTGATGTTGAACTCGACGTCGGACTCCATGTATTTGTAGACCACGTTCTTCGGGTCGCCGCCGCTGGACTGAATGCCCAGCACCTGCTGGATCTGCGTGTAGGTCGTGACCTTGCGCACCGAACCCACGCCGCTGCCGGGCGGGTAGAAGGTGGTGTTGCTGGTGTCGGCGCCTTCCAGCACGAAGGTGTCGGTGGCCACGCTCTTGATGCGGAAGACCCGGCGGTTGAGCCGGCCCCAGCCGCTGGTGATTTCCACCACGTCGCCGTTGCTGTAGCCGTGGGCCGCACTGGTGACAACGGCCTCGGCCGCGTTGGTGACGATGGTGGTGGTCTTCGGCGCAGCGTAGGCGCTGGCGATGAAGAAGGTCGTGCCGGTGGGAACTTGTGCCATGGTGAGGGCTCCTGATGTGAACGCCCTTGCGGGCCATGAAAAAGGCCGCCACCGGTTGCCCGGGGCCGCCTGCTGAAATGGTGTGCGGTGGTGGCTTGGTGGCTACGGCGTCAACGCACGCCTAGAACTTGAAAGTCTTGCAAGGCGCCGTACAGGTCGGCGTCTTCCTCGAATCGGCTCTGCAGCGCCGCAGAGGGGCTGCAGGTGAAGGCGCCGGCAGTGCACAGCGCTTCCTCGATGGCCAGCATCAGCGTCACGGCGCTGGCTTTGGTGTCGGCCCACACGTTGACCTGCAGCATCGCCATGCGCTGGGCGGCGCCGGTGCCGTCCATGTAGCGCAGCGGGTCGCCGCCGATGTGGTCCCAGGTGACGAAGGGCCGCGTGGTGCTCATGGGCGCGGTGGACGGGAACACGCGCGGGCACTGCGCCTGCAGCACGGCCACCACATCGGTCTCCAGGCTCACAGCAGGCCCTTCTCTTCCATGGCGTACCAGAAGCGGTCGACCATGGCGTTGCGGGCGCTGCGCACCACGTCCGGGCTCATGGCCGCGCGCACGAAGCTCTTGGCGCCAACGATGCGCGGCCCGCCCTTCAGCGGCACGAAGTAGGCGTCCTTGACGGCCAGCGCGGCATGGCGTTTCGGCCGCAGCTTGCCGCGCATTTCGGGGCGTACCAGGGTCTTCCACTCGCCGCGCTTGTCGACGTAGGTCACGTAGCGCTGCACGTGCCCGAACTCCACCAGGTGGCCGTGCGGGGCCTTCTTGCGGTTCCAGCTGATATGGTACTGCGCCACGGCGCGGCCGCTGTTGTCCTTGCTGAAGACCTGGTAGATGCTGCTCGACAACTTGCCGGTGCGCCGGCCCAGGCGCCCCACGTTCTGCTTCACGCGGTCGTAGAACACCTGGGCGCCGGCCTGCGCGCCGGGGCGCACGGCGGCTTCGGCGCCGTCTGCCAGTTCGTCCATGCCCAGGTCGCCGAGCTGCACGTCGATACGAAAGCCGCTCATGACTGCCTCATGCCTGCGCGTTGACCTTCAGCTTGCACCGGATCTCCAGCCACTCGGTGCCGCCGGAAAGCGCCGCCGGCTGGCCCACGATCTCGAACGCGCGGCCGCCCCACAGCACCTGCCAGGTGGGCAGGATGTCTGAGCGCCAGCGCACGATGAACTTGGCGTCCAGGCCCGCCTGGTGCACGCCAACGGCCGCGATGTCGCGGCTGCTCACGTTGGCGCTCTTGGCCCAGACCTCGGGGTCCGTGGGCACGTTGTACCAGGCGCCGTTCGGCTGGCCCATTGCATCCTGCCTGTCGGCGCGCGCCTGGAACGTGATGCGCTGATTGAGCTGGCCGGGGTCCATCATCTTCATGGCAGGGGTTCAGCGGTACAGGCGGAGGGGGTCCAGCATCCGCGGCAGGTAGGCCGAGCTGGCCAGCGCGTCCGTCACCGTCAGCGTGGGGTCGGCGGCGATCACGGCCACCATGGCCTTGATGAAGCCTGTGGCCGCGGCGGGCACGTCGGCGGCATCGGTGGCGCCCACCGTCGCGTCCACGCGCACGCGCGGACCCACAGCCACTTCGCCCAAGGTGGGCCAGCTCGTGCCCAGCGCCGGCGCCATCACGAAGCCCGGGTCTTGCGCGGCCCAGGCGAATGCGCCACCGGCCAGCGCCACCCAGGCGCTGCCGTTCCAGTAGGTGATGGCCACGGCGGTGGGGCGGTAGCAGGGCAGCTCATCAGCAGTCGTCGGCCAGTCGACCAGCTCCAAGCGAATTACTTGGGCCATGAACTTGCGGCCGGTCTGGTGCTCTGCCACCTCACGCGCACCGGCGATCGCTCCGGCGACGATGGTGTCCCAGTGGCTGCCGTCCAGGCGCGCGGCCAGCTTGGCCTCGGCGACGCTGACGGGCTCGATGGTGGGGGGCGTGATGAGGATGAGGGTCACGCTTATTGCCGCCGTTAAGCGTTGATGGCTGCAAGCCAACCCGAAAGACGCGGCACAAGAACCGTTTCCGCACCCAACTCGTTGAAGTGGAATGCATCGCTGCGGTATGCCGCTACCCACGATTCAGGCGTTGCGCCGTCGCCAAGACCGTCATACCCAAGGAAGAACACACGGTTGGCTGCGCAATAGGCCGACAGCCACGCATTCCATTCTGTGCGGAATGCATCAGCGGTAACGTCCAGGTTTTCGTTTGGCATGACTGGCAGCATTGCGACGAAGGCAATGCCGTAGGTGCGTGCAGCGGCGAGGATTTCGGCGCAGCGGGCCTTGGCTTTGGCGATGATCGCAGCTTGCCCCGTCGCCCAGTTGTCGTTTACGCTGGCCGGCTGGATCAACAGGGCATCGGGAATCATTCCGGCAGCCAGAATTTCACGCACGCGCGGCCATATTTCGGTGCTGTCCTTGCTTGACATGCCACTGTTGAAGTTGGTCCACACGCGCGTGGCGGTGGTGGCGTCGGCACAGGCGCGGCGGGTCCATGAGCTGATCGCGCCCGTAGTAATGAACAAGCCATCGTTGGCGATCAGGCTGTCGCCAGCGGCCAGCAGTGTGCGCGTGGGCACTTCGTATTCCATGATGGGGAAAATCTCCCACATGGATGATCCGGCGTTGAATGCAATCCCGCTGTTGGCTGGCGTGGCCGCCATGGCCGTGCCGCCGAACGGCAGCACCGTCATTCCTCGATTGGCGGTGCTGATGTCGGCCGCGTCGGCGTCCACGTTGCTGTCGTTGTAGATCATGCAATTCGACGCCGATGCGTCGTAATCGGCGCGGATGATCAGAAGCGGCTTTTCGCCACCGTCTGCACGCGCGACGCTGGTAAGCGGAATTCGATCCGATACCAGGTATGTCACCGCCGTTTCACTGCCGGCAATCGCTGCCGTGGCTGCTTGTGCCCACGTCACCGGCACATGGCCGAGATTCG